GTTTTTGATAAGGTCATAGCTAGGTGGTCGAACCATCGCGACGCCAACTAATTAAAGTAAGCGTTACCTTTTTACATAATGTATCAGTTATTCCGAATGCTTGCCTATTCGGTGTCCCATTATGCTTGTCAGAGTGTTAGGTCACTCAATTACAACTCAGGTGTGTAAAACCCATTTTTAACGTCCGTAGACATGACACCCTCCCTTCACCTGTGATAAGCCGTTCATCACTCGAGGTTATCAGGAGGTCAATTTTGCCTAGTTCACCACCCGAAGGTGGTGAACCGCTTGCAAAGGAGTAATTATTCGACCCTTACTCCTTAATTGTTTCATCCAGTTAGTATCAACACCTGATTCTGAATACAAATCTGTGATATCATATTCACCACTATTGTACAATTGAATCATACCAGATTCTGGAAGCTCCATATCGTATTCAATATTAAATGCCTGGAGAAAGCATTGTTTCATCTGCGACCATAATTCCAAATAAAGTTGGTGCGGATGCAGGAATAATTCACGCTGTAAACTATCCATCTTTGCTGTTGTTATCTCAATATCCCGAGTTTCATCATGTACCCATGCCAAGGAATTTCGCAATACGACTAAATCCAGTGGAGCAACAACTGATTGTAATGCCACATGAAATTGGAAAGTTCTTTTTAAGAAGGAAATTTCTCGCCATGACTCGAATGGTCGTTGAGGTTTCTGTTTACGTGCATCAGTAAATCCTAAACCCATTGTTTCCATCTCACGTGCGTATGACATAGCATTAAACTTGTCACGAATCACACGATGTACAGCCAACACAACATCGTCGCCATAAACTGGGCCATACACATGTTTCTCAAATTCTCGAATCAATGTTTCACTTGACATCTTTTCCATTTCTGTGGACTGTATTACTATTCGATACCAAGCGTAAAATTGGTACATTTTGTTAATCAATGAATTGTACAGCGCTGTTAACCCATGTCCACTCGGCACTGAATGTGTAGCAATATATGAAAAGGCTTTACCTGATCTCATTGTCTCACTCAAATACGACAGAATGGTATGTGCAATTACAGGTTTAGTTGACCATGCTGATAACACTTCATTTAGCCATTCTTGAAATTCTTTTAACATTCCACCATCCCATTCACGATAGTCTCCATCAAATCCTTCCCCCATAGACACTAATCGGGTATACAAGCGCTCCCATTCTTTACTAGTTGCATTTATTCCAATCATCACTCCAGTACGATGACGATGTTTCATAAATCCAGAGGATAATCGCGCAAAATATTTTCGTACTAACAATGTATAATGCAACGGACCAGCTGCAAACAGACGTGGTTTATCTGTCTTCTCATATAATCGGGGCTCATCTTTCAAACAATCTTTGAATAGCACACCCAAAGCAACTTTCTCGCCTTTCTCAGCAGCTCGTTCAATCTCGACGATCTTCTTCTTAATTTCATCTCGTACTGTCCCTCGATCATAATCTACCCAATCTTGGATCAAACCAGACCAGGGTATTCCAGCAGATGCATCTTTATTCACTGACCGAATAGGGTAATCCCCTGGAACCCCTTTCACCATTTCAGATTCTGTTAAAACATCTATTTTCTTACCGTCCATTGCGATATTTATAAGATGATTGACATACGCTTTTACGTGTTTACCCACACTAAGATCAACATACCCTGGTGACTTCTTTAGATTCTTCATCTGCGCAACCTCGTACACTGGCAATCCATCTCGATTATTGCCTTTTAATTGTGCTGGTGCTCGTTCCACATGTTCCCCCGGAATTAATACCGTACCTATCATTTCTCGTTGCATCGCTGATGGGGTATACATTGACGAATCCGAGACATTTTGATAGCCAGTACCATAAATTGGAATAGCTCCCACCACATCATCTCGACGGCGACAGATAGAAATCTCAGCCTCATTCACTGGTAACTTATCGATCATTTCCCGAAAAGGCTTTGTCCATCTCCGTCCAAATCCGCGTTGTGTACTATGACTCGACGCCACATGCCATCCATAAATCCATCCATCTCTAGTAACAATCAACGATCCACACATAGATGACATATGTTGATCATAAGTAATTGAATCGGTTGGCAAATGTGCTGAAGCTAAATCGAATTTATGATACACACCAATCACATCCGTAACTCGGGGTTTCCCTATTGAAATTTGTCCATATGGTGTTAAAATAAATAAATCAGCTGAACTTGCCTCTTTTGTAAAATTACGGTGAATTGATGAAAATATCGGTGCAGAAGCGGACTTACGTGTCAACAATGCCCAATCATCTCGATAATCAAATTGCTCAACAACATAAAGTGCTTCTACCATCACTTGACCATTTCGATTTTCAGCTCGCACGAAGACTTCTTCCTGTCGTACATCATTCCCATCTACCACATTATGTAGAGTAGTGATTAAATGCCGCTGATCCACTGCAGTTACAACCCCTTTCCGAACAGTTGACCCACTTGTAATCGAGGCGAATAATACATGATTATCCCAATGAGAAAAATAATTAACTTCATCGTATTTTAAGTCACGTAGTCCTTCAGCAAATAATTGGCCTGGTCTTAATCTACTAGGTCGTGGATAACTCTGTCGAGATATTATC